AAGATCATTAGGTATTCTTTCTAACTCTCTTGTTTCTGTATCAAAGATATGAAATCCTTTAGGACAATTATGGTCTGACCACATAATTTGATATTGTGTACCAAGATAGTAAATAAGTCCATCATCTGATTTCTTATGAAAGTGTCCAGACATAACTTTTTCAAATCGTTTAAATTGTTCTCTATCTAAACCGTGTTCATTCATATGACCTTTGTGCATTTCAAATCCTTTTATTTCTAAATGACCAAAACAAATATCAGCAGTAGAGTTGTCTATTGCATAAATTGAGTCTTCGTAATTGTCATCACAAATCCAAGGTAAAAATAACATACGACAACCACCTAATTCTACTTCTTTAGGACCATCATATATCCAAGGTTCATTTACTCCATCAAAGGATGTACACAATTGTTGAATTGAGTTTACTTTATTGGTGTTCTTATAATAAGTGTCGTGGTTACCTAATATGATATGCGTATCTATTTTTAAATCCCATAATCTTTTCCAAAATTTTTGTTGGAAATTATGAGCAGTATTAAAATTAATAAACTTCCGTCTATCAACCACATCACCTAAATGTATTAATGTATCTATCTTATTTTCTATAATGTACGGAAAAAACAATTCATCATAAAAACGATTTTGATAATTTATAAAAGCAGGTGAGTCATTACGGCATCCGAAGTGTGTATCATTCAGCAGCGCTATCTTCATAACTCAAAAAGTAATCTAAACTACTCTTTTTTTTCTTCTTCCTCTTTTTCTTTTTCTTTGCTAAATCATCAGCAATTTTTTGTTGTTCTTCAACTGGCATATTCTTTTTAAGAAATTCTGTAAATTGATTTTTAAACTCTTTGTCTTCACCTGGTTGCAAGGTCATATCATCATAATTAGATTCTGTTATAAGTCTATTCTTAATAGTTACTTGTTTTTTCTCTTTCTGTATTCTTCTTATGAAGGCGTAATATATAATTTGCGTAAAATATGCAAAGGGATTCTTTGATTTTCTAGGATTAAAATTGTCTAGGTATTGTAGGCAGTTTTCTATACCATCACTAATCATATCATCTCTAAAAGTATAATTAATAAAGTTTGGTCTGTAAGATAGATGATTCGCTATCTTTAAAAAACAACTACCAATGTAATCTGTAACAGGCGGTTTCGGTTGTTTGTTTCTTTTCGCCCTATTTACATTCTTTGTATATTCAGTCATTGCAGCTAAAAATTCTTTATTGTTTACATAATGTTCTTTTTTTGTAGTTTTTCTCATAATATTAATATAACATCTTTCTTCAAAAAAGTCAATGTTATCCCGAAATTTCGGTTTCATTTTTTGCTCTAAATGAGCATTGACTTTTTATCTTTTTTGTGTATAATGGAGCGTGTAGCGGGTTGCCGAGAGATATAGCTATAGTAAATAATATATTATATAAATTAATGTATAGTTGTGTTGCCTTCGTCTTCATCTTCAAAATCATCAAATATCTCACGTATCTTTTCACTTTCAGCGTCTGTAAACTTATGTTGTTTATAGTTTTGTTGTCTGACTGGAATCGGTTTTTGGTCGTAATTCACAGCAACACCTTCATAACTTTTAACCATTTCAGGTGACGCATTTGTTATTGTCATTATCTTATTTTTTGGAATAGTAATCACTTTATCTGAAGTATAAGAACACCATTTAATTAAAGCAATATAATCTTTGAATCCAGTTAATGTCATTTGAGGAACATACTTAATTAGTAAAGGTTTATGTATTCTTACTAATTGAGAGTTATCTGGTAACTGATCTTTACCTGATGGTATAACGGTTACCACATCCTCGCCATTGATTAACTTGATGATTTTTACGCCTATTAGTGGTTGGTTTTGGTGCATTTATTTTAACTCCACATTATGGATTTCATATTCAAAATCCTCTTCGTTGTAAATATTTATCCTTTCTCTAAAGTGAGAAAGAGTATAATTTTCTTTTTCATTGTGCGTTAAATCATCTGATATATCATATAAAGTCGCATTAGAATCATTATCTTTTAATCTTAAACCACGACCAATAGATTGTAAATTTCTTATTCTACTTTTACTAGGACTTGCAAAAACTATGTTATGTAAGTTTCTGATATTAATACCTGTTGAAAAAGTACCATAACTAGCAACTATGATAGCACCATCAGATTTTTCAGTTATAAATCTAATCTTTTCTCTTTCTTCCGCTTCAACACCACCATATACAAAGAATACTTTTTTATCAGGATTCTTTTCTTCTATTAGTTTCTTTAATTCCATACCGTGTTTTTCTACGTACTGAAATAAAACTAAAGTATTACCTTGTAAAGATGAAACTAAATTACGTATATACTTGTTTCTCTTTTCATTCTTAACCAAATAGTCCATTTCTTCTTGGTAAGTTTTACCAAACATAAAATCTCTTGCGTGTTTATCGTGTTGTAAAATTAAACAGAAAATTTTTAGATTAGCAAGTTGTTTCTTTTCTTGTAATTCACTTGTAGATACTACTTTATTTACCGTACCAAACAATCCTTCTAGTACAAGTTTATGTGTTTTAGTGCCATCTAAAGTACCTGTAAGTCCTACTCTATACTTACAATTCTCTAGTTTTGTCATTATCTTTGTTAATGAAACTGCTTTAAATAAATGTGCCTCATCACCAATAACCATACCAAATTGTTTAAACCATTTTTTAGGTAAGTTATATATTGACTGCCAAGTAGATATTATTACTCTTTTATTAGTATCTTTATCGTGTCCTTGATATATTCTATGTACATTACGATTACTATTATAACCGTAATCTTTAAAATCTTTATATAATTGTTCTACTAAAGATGTTGTAGGTACTATAATTAATATCTTATCTTGTTTCTTTTCTTTTAATCTCAATAGATTGTATATTAATATAAGATAAACTATTAATGATTTACCAGAGGCAGTTGGTGATAACAATAAACATCTACTCTTTTTAATTGCGTGTACAAATGCTTCTGCTTGATAATCTCTTATTTGTAATTTAGGTATCTTTAATGCTTTTAGAAATCTATTTGTATCTTCAGCACTCATTGGAACATCTTTTATTTTAGTTCCATCTACTATTTGAATATCATTTTTATTACACCAATCTACTATGTAAGGATATAATCCTGCATATATTTGACCAGTTGCATAACTGAATAATCTAATTTTACCGTCCCAAACTCTATTTCTATATTGGGGCATAAACTTAAAACCAGGCACTTCAAAGGTAAAGTATTCGCCTAATTCTCTACGAATATCAGCGTCCGCTTCTATCTTTAAATAGACTTCGTTCTTCTTATCTATGATGAGGTATCGTGTGGTTGTCATTAGATAGCGCCACTAGTAAACTTTCTCCAGTCAATGGCGTTCTTAATAGTAAATGTTCTATTACTAATTTGTCTTATTGTTCTATCTAAAAAATCTACAATAGTTTCCAAGTATTTAACTTTTTGATTCGCTTTGATCCATTCTTCATCTGATTCGATATATTGCTGTACATCTGCTTTTAATATTTTTAAGTTAAAAGGTTTTAATTGATATACTGCTGGGTCTGCCTTACCAGTATAGTATTCCCACTTGTCTTTCTTTATTCTAGTAAAATCGTCTTGCGCTCTAGTTAATAACAACTTAAACTTTGTTAAATGTTTTAAATATTTGTTATGTAGTTGAGGTGTCTTTAATGATTCTAAATCTAATTCAGTATCATTAATTTTTAAATCTTTGTCTGCTAATTCTTGTAATTGTTCTAAATCCATAATATATCCATAATAACACAAACCGACTAAAAAGTCAATGTTTATGAGGTTGTTATTGTCGTTCTACTTGCGTTTGATGTCGCAAAATCGTATAGTTTATATTCAAAGGTTACCGTTGCTGTTAGGTAATCAGTATCATTTGCTTGTTGATTATATTGTAAAGCAGATAGTGATATAGGAAACAAATCACTAAATCTAACTTCAGTAACAGGATTGTTTTTACTTGTTAAAATGTTTAGTGTTGCGTCTGAAAATATAGCACCAGTATTAGGAGCGCCAAACTTTGATCTTCCTGCGTCAGGCAATACACTACTTTTAGATGTAGGAAACCTGTCTGCCCCACTATCTAATAGTTTCTTAAATTCTTCGTGTCCACCAGGAAAACCTAAACCTCTTAACCAACCGTGTATCTCTTGGTAGTTTTCTAAATTTTCATCTACTAGAAATGTCATAGATAAAGGTTCGTATTGTAGTTTTTCACCAGGTAAAGGTATGTTTCTAAATGGTGTAGGTTGTGTATAGTTATCTGCTAGACTAATACCAGGTAGATTTACCTGTGTACAAAAATATTCTACTTTAGGAAGTTTAATTATATTAAATTTAAACTTTGTAGGATCGGCATAATCCTGTTTAGTAGGTTGCCTTCTATATGAGTTTGTAGTAGTCATACTACTATTTATCTGTTTCTTTATCTACTTCTTCCCACTCTTTTGTCTGTGATTCTGTTGCTAATTCACGTTCTTTATCAGTAAGAGGATTGTTTTCTGCCTCTTCTAGTTTCTGATTTATGTTATCTTCTATTGTGGGTTTTGGGTTTAAGTGGTTTAATGTAATTGCTAAACATCCTATAAACAAAGATATTGCAATTAATCCAATAACAATCTTCTTAATTTGTTCAATCATACATTTATTTATGCCAAAAAAAAGGGGCGGTTTTGAGGCCGCCCCTTTAAAGTAATCGTCAAACAACGATCAACCAATATTACATTATGTTAGCAACTTGTACTCTTTGGTAGTATCTGTTACTATTTGCAGAACCAGAGTGGTTTACAGCAGTAGCAGCACCTGATTGAGCACCAGTTTCAGCAAATGGGTTCGCAACTAAACCGTATCTAGTTTTGAAACCAATTTTTGGTTGGAAAGTATCTTGTCCAACTGCTCTTACCATTTGTAGTGGTACATATGGGCAGTAGAAAATACCAGCGTCATAAGGTGAAGTACCTTTGTAACCGACAACGTAGTATTGTTTCGCAGCTGAATTAGCTGAGTATGGATCAATATATACTTTGTATCTTCCGTTTAGAGTACCAGCAAAAGTATTACCAGTATCGTCAACAGATAGATTGTTGTTTAATGCAGGAGTGTAATCTAAAACACCAGCCATTTGAAGAGCACTAGCAACGTCAGCAGAACAGATAATCATATTACCTTTTCCTCTTCTTGTTCTTTGTGCAATTCTATTAGCATCTCTCTCTAATTGGAACATTAGTCCTTTGAATCTCTCAACTGACCATCTTCCGTTTGAGTCTGTGTCTAAATCAAAGATACCAGCTGTAGTTGTGTTAACAGCAGCACCTTTTTCTGCATTGATGTAAATTGTTCTTACAACTTCTCTATTGATTTCCGCAAGGATTTCAGCAGATAAGATGTTTGCCAATTCCGTTTCAGCATCTAAACCGTGGATTGCTTTTAAGTCTTGAGCAAGTTCCATAGTGTATTCTGCCTTTAACGCTCTGCTTCTAGCAGTAACCGTAGATTTCTCAATTGAGAAAGCCATCTCAGCAAACTGATTTCCAGTAGCATCCCCTAGTGCTTCAGCAGCAGCAGTTGTCATACCTTGACCTCTACTATAATCTGTTGAACCAGCAGCAGCGTCATTTAATACGCCTGGGTTTGTTCCTGAATGATCTGTAGGAGTAGCACCTGAATCAGCACCTTGACTTGAGTCACCAGCAGCGTTTCTGCTAGAGAAGTCTGTATCTGCTTCATCAAATAATGCTTCGTTTCCTGTTTGTGAAGTGTATCTACTTCTCATTGCAAAGATAAGACCAGTTGGTCCAGTCATTGGCTGAACACCAGCAATATCGTATGCGATAAGATTTGGCATAGCTCTTCTAACTAGTGAAATTAGGATTGGATCCCAATTCGCTACTGAAGAACCAGTAGAGTTTGTAGGAGCTGCTTCGTTTAAGAAACCAGCGTCCTCTTTCATAGCTCTTTCTTGGTTTTCCAAGATAGTAGCTGTAACGGCTCGTCTGTAAGAATCCGTAACTTTTGGTAAGTCAGGGTGTTCTAGGACAGGCTGCCATTTTTTTTCGTATTGTTCTGATAAATACATTTGTTTTTATCTCCCTATTAGTTAGACAACTTAATGTCTTTTGTTTTACTTATAGCGGCACTATAAGCAGCCATTGCATTAGTTAAATCCTGAGGTTGCTCAGCATTTGACTCTGCCGCCACATCATCTATCTCACTAGTTGATTCTTTTTTACCAAAGTAACTTTCTTTAATAGTAGCAACTTTAGTTTTAAAATCTTCTTCGTTTGAATATTCAACTTCTTCGGCAAGTTTATTGAATTTTTCTTTTTGAGTATCAGCTAAATCTTCAGACGCCTCATCAATGATGTTTTGTCTTTTGTGTTCGCCATTCTCTTTAGATAATTCAACATTCTTTTCAATTGATTCGTTAAGTTTCTTTTCTAACTCCTCAATTTTAGAAGATTGATCTTCTAATACATTGTATTTTTCGTCTGGAACATCAATATAATGATCTTCAAATAATTTTTTAAGACCACTAATAAAGTCCTCAGCGATTTCACCTTTGATTCCTCTTTCTAAAGCAAGTTCGTTTTCTTTCATCCACTCTTCCACTACGTAAGCAAGGTAAGAGTCAACTTTTTCTACTAACTCATCTTTAGATTTAGAAGTTTCTTCGGTTAATTTCTTGTCGTAATCTGCCTGCATTTCTTCAGCGATTTCTTTTACTTTAGATTTAATCGCAGCTTCAAATACGGTAGCAGCTTTAGTTTTAAATTCTTCAGATAATGAATCTTCTCCAGCGACAAGAGCATCAACGTGTTCTTTTACGTCAATATCTTTCTTTTCTTCTTTTTCTTCTGCCTTAGGTTCTTCTTTTTTCTTGTCAGCGTCTGCGTCTTCTTTTTTATATGAAGCATTCACTTTCTCTTTTTCCTTGTCGTCCATAGACTCTTTTTTATCGTCTTTTTTGTCAAGGTACTTTTTAAGACCTGCAGGCATTTCGCCTTCTTTGATTTCTTTATCTTCCGAATCTTTGTCAGTTTCTTTTGCTTCCATTGCCTTACTTGGATGTTTACTATCTAGTTTTGGCATTGGATCAGGAGCACCTTCTGATTTTTGAGGTGCTTGCCCAGAAACTTCTTTAACTTTTTTTGTTGCGTCAGGATTGCTGTCTGTAGGTTTTACTACAGCTGCGCCTAAATCTTCAGCGTCATTTTTTAACGGTGAAGGCTCAGCGGGTACAGCGTTCTTTTTAGGAGCATCTGGAGCTGTTGCTTCCATTACTTCTTTTCCTGCTTCAACAAGTGTTTTGTCTGTTTCGGCCATTGAAATCTCCTCTTTAATAGTTAAAACTAGTTTTAATTAATTAATTGTTAATATTTATAAAACTAGAGATTTGAAAGAAAGTTTTTAAAGACTTTTATTTTAGCTTCTGCTAAAGCGTGTCTTTTCGCACTTTCTATCTCTCGTTTCCAAGATTCTATGCTCTTTTCTACGAGTACTCCGTTGTCCCAAACCCACTCTTTACTCTCCATAATACCTTCTACGAAAGCGTCTGGAGCACTTGGATCTGCGACTATATCAGCAGCGGTTGCCAAGTAAAAGTCATCTTTTACATAGTTTGCGCCACCTCTTGTTTCTAACGAACCCATACCTCTACTAGATACTCCTAGTTGAGCACCTTCGTCAATAAGACCTTTTACGATCTTACCGTATGGTGTGTTCATTATCTTTGCTTCACCTACAAAATTCTGTCCATCTGGTGCAAGTTTAGTAATCATATGACTAACTCTTTCCAGATTTACCGTTGGTCCGTCAGGATGTCCTAACTCGCCAAATGCACGTTTTTTGTTGATAAATTCTCTATTGTATCTTTCTACCTCATTATTCAATATGTCTTTGGGATAGACACGTCCATTTCTATTTTTTAAGTCTGATTGTAGAAAAACGCCTCTAATTTTATAATTCTTTTTACCGTTAGTTTCTTCAACTAGGTATTCTGCGTTTTGTATTTCTTCGGATATTAACTTCATTTATTCTCTCTCTTGTATATTTATAACTTTTTTTATCTAAACTCTACTAAAATCGTGTAATTATCCCCTACTACAAAGTCCCTTGTAGATAGTAAAACATCACCTGTAGGTGTAGTTGCATTGTTAATTATCTCATTACCAGCAGTTCTTAAATCCCAATAACCTTGACCATTTAATAACATTGCTGTTGCGTTTGTTTCACCACCCCATACTAACTCTACACTAGCATTAGATTTTGTTGTATTAACAGACCACCATATTTTTGCAATCTTTCTACTGCCATCTTCAGTCATAAAAGTTGCACTTGAAGCGTCTATTTTTTTAACTAAAGATTCACCAGAACCATCTGATATGTTAGTCATTTTTGCAACATACTTAACTCCAGATGTGTCTGATAATACTTGTGTTGATACTATATCTGCCATTTCTATTTCCTATTGTGCGTCATAAAAAGTTTTAGAAAGTTCGCCTCGTTCTACCGTTTCGCCTTTCTTTCTAGTTCTTATGTAAACTTGAGTCGATCCACCACCTGGTTTAGTAAAAGTTCTAATACCACCAGAGATAGCAACATTACTGCCATCTGCTGAATCTTTGTAAGTATTAGAAATAGTAGCAGCATTATCATACTGCCAAATACTATTTGATCCTGGTACATCTACCCACGCCATTTTATTCTCCTACTTGTTCTTTTAATTCGTTATCAAAGTATTCTTCAATATCGTCTTTGTTGACATTATGAAATTCTGCAACTTTATTAATTGCATTTTCAAAGTTAAATAATAAATTACCATCACTCTTAACTAATTTCATTGTGTCGTTAATCGCCTCTTTTAAAACTGGCGACAAATCGTTATAAGATTTACTATTAAACGCCTGTTGCGTCTGTATTAGCTGGCTGACTTTCTGCATCCGATACCTCTGGTGTTTCTGGTTGTGTTTCTTGTGCATTTGCACCTGTAGGTTCAACTTGTCCATCTTGTGTAAAAGTACCTGTACCTGCGATCTCTGGTTTTGGATCACTATGAGGTTGTGCCTGGAACATATTTCCAGCAACATCTTGTCTTTTCACATCTAATTGATCCCCAACTTTTGCTCTTAAAGCGTCTTTAAAAGCATCGCCAGCACCGACCATATCGTTCTTTGCCATCTTATCTATAAATTGTTTTACTTCTTCGCTCATTTTTTCTCCTATATTAATTCATCATTACCTGTTGTTTGTACTTCAGGTGATGAAATTATGCCGTCATCAATTTCTTTTTTGATTTCAGCATCCATTTTCTTAATTTCTGATTCTGTTTGTTTTAATATGTTTCTTCTAACATAATTAACAGAAAAATATTTACCAACATAATCTCTTACTTCTCTTGCCAAGTTTAGTCTTTCTCTTAACATTTCAGTATTCTTTAATTCTGCAAAGTGACCGTCTTGTAAAAAGTCGTAGAAGATACTATCTCTAACCATTGGCCATTCTGTTTCAGAAATTACACCTTTGATTATTAATTGTGTTCTTAATAAATCATTAAACAATTCTGTAAATTTCTTTCTTAATCTACCTACAAATTTAGTAAATTTTAATTCATCTCTACTAATTTCAGATGATCTACCTAGATTGAAACCTTGACTTGCCTCTAATCTACTTACAGGTACGTTTAATGATCTATATAATTTTGCTCTAAAATATTCTATGTCTGCTATTTCACCTAAATTAGCACCACCTGGAAGTGTAGTAATATCTGTTCCTCTACCACCTTCTCTACTTGGTAACCAAAAGTCTTCAAGCATTGACATATAATTTCTGTCATCTCTTATTTCTCCTGTTGAAGCGTCATAAACAAGTTTGTTTCTATATCTTGCCATAACATCTCTTAAATAAGATTCTGCTTTTGCCTTAGGTAAATTACCTACATCAATCTTAAATATTCTTCTTTCAGGTGCTCTTGCGATTCTGTAAATCACAGCAGCGTCTTCAATCATTCTTAACTGATTGACAGGTTTAATTGCCTTATGTAAATAAGATAATATTAAACCATTCTTATTCTGATCTATCATTCCTGATGGACAAAATGCAATAGTGTCCACAGCAATTTTAATTCCTTGTATAGCAGCCGATCCTTGTATACCTCTTTCATTATATACAAAGTATTCTACCGTTTCGTCTGCAATATTAATGTTAGTAGGAGAAACCATACCTTCAGGTCTTCTCTTTCTAACTTCTCTAATCTTCTTAATCTTTCTAGGATCAAGGTACTTTAATTCTGTTATACCGTTCTTTGTGTTTTCAGCGTCAATAACCTTTTGGAAAAAGATTCTTCCATCAACATACCATCTTCTAAAGAGGTCGTGTCCTCTTGTGTTAAATTGTAATAGTCTTAATACTTCAGCAAATTCTTGTTCTATTTTTTGTTTAATAGCTGAAGAATATTCTAAACCATCAGTTACAACTTTTACAGATTGTCTATTTTCATTAGAAGTAATTGCCTCATTAACAATATCCTCAATTGCCATATCACATTCTGGATGTAAAGCAATTTCTCTATATCTTCTAATTAAGTCCTGCTCAGTTTTAGCAGTACCTTCCATATCAAGGTAACTACCAAAGAAACCACC